ATAAAAATCTTGTATTGCCATCTATGCCTCCAATGCTTTCAATGCGTCCTGATAGCTTATGTCAAGATTGTATAAACTTGATAAGAATGTAGCGAATGTATCAAGACTTTTCTGTTTGTCTGTGCAATAATTTAATTGCACCCTGTAAGCCTCTGCCTCATATTTTAACCGATACTTTTTGCTGAAGTTATAAAACAAAAACCATAGCCAATTATGCCGTATCTGTTTTGCGTGTGTTTGCTCGTGTGCCAACAAGCCTTTATCGCTGCGATATTTAGGTCGGATAAGTATAACAGACAATGGCGTAAACCATATCTGATAAGTAATGCCTGCGAATCGTGAAGGTATTAGTTTGTTAGTGTAGAATGTCATCGGAGTTCGTACCAAAATGATAAATTACTTCCTGAAGAGATACTATATGTGTTACCGTTAGGAACTATTAGTAATACAGTTGCTAATGAGCCTCCAGGATTAGAAACCCAAAAGGATACATTTGAATTTATATATCCAGATTCAAGGTTAGATGTAGTACTTCCATTATGCAAGGTAACATTTACTACTATAGTTCTACCTGTGCTATTCGTATAAGTCGTGGATATTGCTCTACTTGCAGTAACATCCTGCCAAGTCTGACCAACTCCCAAACCGCTACCTGTAACCCAGCCATCTAATTTACCGCCTGCATCCGCTATCGGTATAGCGTTAGCAGTAGGCGTTGCCGTAGGAGTTTTATTTATAACCTTATCTGCATTTACGGCTGTAGCTTGCAATTTAGCATTAGCGTCAAGTGCTAATAGCTTGTTAGCCGTAGCTGTCGTGCTGGCGTGTATGCCATCCACCGTATCGGCATCTGTTGCCGTGTCTGCATTGCCGGATATGGCTATTGCATATTTTGTCGCTAAAGCACTCCAAGTGCTTGTTGCTGAATCGTATATCTCAAACCGATTATTTGTTGCACTCCATCTGATAGCACCATTCGGAATATTCGTATCCGTAGTGCCATTCTGCAATTTTGCCAAGCTGTCTGCCAAGTCCCTTATTTCTTGCAATATTGCTGTGTAATTATCAGTTGTTACAGGTTTACTAAAATCTGCCATATTTACCTCCTGTTAATATCCTTTTACTTGCCAAGACACCGTCCCGTCAACCCGTGTTCCTGTGCTGTCAAACAAGTAAACACTAAAATAAGTCGGATTAGGCACATCTACAAAATCATAAACCGCTGTAAGTTGTGCAGTGCCTTTCGGTGTAACTGTAATAGAAGTAACATCTACAAAAGCCTTATTGAAATATATCGTTGTGCCATTTGTATCCGCTGCATAAACAGCAGTCTCACCGCCATCATTGAGTAACTTGCTGTCTAATCTAACCTCAATATTGCTAATTTCAAGCAAATCCGTAGCTGTGCCGCTGATAGCAATGTCAACCTTTACATATCGGAAATCTGTAGCATAAACGGAATTGCCGGCAGGGAATACCGTCCAACTGTCCGTTGCAAGCTTTTTTGTTGAAATAGTAACCGTATAAGACGAACTGCCTGCAATAGCTTGCGATGTAACATTGACCGTTATCTTTGTGCTTGCTAATACCGCACCGTAGTCAAATGTCTGTGAATAACTGCCTGTAGTTAATGCAGGTTGTATATAGATAGGATAGCCAGCGGTTATTTGGTCTTGCGGCGTATTCCATCCATTATTGACAAAATGATCTGCCCAAGTTTCGGTAGTATTCACATTGCCAAGCAGATAGCTATTTTCGTCAATCATAACATTAGTTTTAGTGCCGCTGTTATCGTCTATCCAATCTTTATTCAATACATAATCAGGCGGTTGATTGATATGTGCCGTTTGCGATACTTCTGTGCCATAATTGCCAGCTGTATCCACTGCAACCACCCAGAATGTATAATCACCGGACTGCGTTTCAAAATCAGTCAGGAAGTTACCTTTCTGCTGTGCTATAACGGTAGCTGTTGCATATGTTGCACCTTTGCGGATTTCATAAAAGTCAATCGGCAACATTCCTGTTGCACTGTTCCACTTCAATAAAGCGAAGTTGTCAATAACCGATATATTCAATCCTGTTATAGCAGCAGGTGCGGTTATGTTTACTGTTATAGAAGCCTCTGCACCTTCATTGCCGAACTGGTCAATAGCGGTTATATAGAATGTCCTACTACCGCCCCAGTCCACTTTTATACGTGCAAGCGTTATTTTGCCATAACTGACAAGCGTCCTGTTAGTACCATAGGTTATTTTATACTGCTTTATCGGAAAGCTGGTAGGTATTGCGTCATCCCAGCTTATATCGCAGAACTCACCATTAATGGCGTATGTTAAATTGCCAACAGTAGAAGGTGCGGATATTGTTATGCTTGCCGTAGTCCAATTAGTTGAATAATTGCCTGAAGTATCCACCGCTTTGATCTTGAATGTATAAGCACCGGCAGCTTGCATGTTATATTTGAATGTATTATTCTTGCCCTGATAAATAACGGCGTTATTCTGGTCTTGTATTTCATAGAAAGATAAGTCTGCATCAAGTATGTTGTCCCAGCTCATCACTATATTGAAGTCTTTTTCGGTTGCGGTAAAGTTTGTAACATCGGACGGCGGAGCATTTTTGCCCAGCGTTGTCAGCGTTGCCTTTGTTGCATCCTGTATTTTTTGTTTAGCTCCCAGATGATTGACAACCAATATCGCTATTTCATATTCATAGCCTACAAGGACATTCTGCAACTTATATTTGCTTTCTGTTACCGTTGCATCCTGATACCAGCCTTTAACAACATTGCCGGAAGTGTCCTTTATCCTGTGCCAAACTTCATATCCGCTTACAATGTTATTTTGTATATCATCCCAATCTATTATTATTTCATCGCCTATTGTGCCATCGTTTAAGGTAGTCCACAATTCATTTAAGGTTAACCCTGTAACAGACGGCAGCGGTTCTATCTCGCTGTAGTTTATAGCCGGTATGTCTTTAGCAACATCTGCATCAACAAGGGAGTAAATTCTATCATCATACTCCAGCAAGCTAATCGTTGCCCTTTGATGTGCATCCGTATCAATTCCAATAATCCTGAACGGTTTTATGCCAGTATCGGTGATATATACGGCATAAGGATTGTATTGTTGCGGTGTAGTGCTGAAAGCCGTTGCAACCGTCAATGTGCTGTAATCCCCGCCATTTTCAACAATAGCTTTGTCAACTATGCTGTCATCGTCCAGCCTTATCTTTATGCGATAGACAACGCCTGATTTAAGTGTTAGCGTCTTATCAAGCGTAATCGTAGTGCTTGTGGCAGAAACTATCCTGCCTCCCTCGCCCCATTCGGGAACATCATTCTGCAAGTCAATAACATCGCCTATCTGGAAGTTTATACTGTCTATGTCCATACCAACCTGAACAGTCCTGCCTGTATATTTATTATGATACAGTCTCAATAGAGCATACCGCTTTGCCTCATTCAGATTAGTTATGCCGATAGGTTGCAGGCTAACCGAATGAGACAGATCCCCTGCATCTTTATCCTGAATGGCTATCTGTTGCCGATTATAATCATTATTTTTGTCAAGAAAGTCCACTGATATTTTACCGATTTTAGCTGTAGCAGGAATAAAGCTTTCTTTGAAACTGCCCTTGATAGTGTTTGCAATGCTAATTAACGGTCTGACTGATAATGCAGGTCTGTCAACTACAACAGTTATATTCACCCCGTTATAAAGCAGAATAGCCCTGCCTACATCGCATACCCGAAGTGCCATATCCCACATATTCATATTGCTGTCAAATATACCGTTGAAGGTGCAGCGTTTTGTGCCGTCTGCAACCGTTTCATCACAAAAATCAGCCCAGCTTTTGAAAGCCGATAATGCACCCATAAGCCGTGAAGGGTCTATGCCTCTGTAGCCGACTATAGTCCAAGTCCTTGCGTCAATAACAGGTTGTGTTAATACATCCCAGCATACCCAAGCAGGGTTGCTACTGAATTGCAATGTCCATTTGTTGCCATCAAACACATTAACTATCTTGCCGTCTACCTTGCAACTGAAATCAAAACTACCTGATAGCTTGCTGGTTGCGAGTGCCTTTATGCCTGCTAAAGCGATATACGGATATTCAAAGTCATCATAATAGACTTCTCTAACCGAACCAACCTGCATTGTATCACCATACCTGCTATTGTTTCGGTCTGCTGTTAGCTTTTCAACCTTTAGCTTGACCTGTTTATTAGAAACACCTTTTATAGTTACCGTTATAGTATGCGATTTTGTATCGTGATAAGTAGCGGTTGCATAATCAACAGGCGTTGAATTAGTTACCGTTTCGGTTGTTTCAATCCATCGCCACCAACCATCGTTAGCACCAGTAGGGTCTGAATAATCACTATCACCTTCATTATGATCGGATGGATCGGTTGAACCAGCTTTAATCTCTATCCAACTATCAGCATCTACTTGCGGATCCCAATAACCAAGACTCCATCTGCCAACCGCTTGTGTTGTAGTCTGTGTTGCTATTGAATGCGATACACTTATCCAGCTTGCCCCGCCATTAGTGCTGTAACTTATCCTGTAACTCACGCTATTGTCATCAAGTCCGCCTTTGTCATTTGCATACCAAAGCCCTTGCGGAAAGGTTATATCAACCTCAAGTGCATCAAAATCATTCTCCGGCGTAGTGTATGTCCAAGCTGTTCCACTGTTTACTGCAATGTCTTGAACATATTCTTTTTTGGTAGTATTAAAACCATTTATAGCAGATTGATATAGTTTACCATTGCGTGCCTCAATCTTCATATTGTCATACTGATAAGCCGGTTGACCGTTTATCTTAAAGTCATATATTCGTGCTACTGTTCCCTCTCCAAGTGCAACCAACATATTAAGATAATGCTTTTCGCCATCATTGCTTAAATATGACGATATAATTGTGCCGTGTGTTTTAATAGTGCCATAAATAAGCGGTATAGGATTATCCGGCGTGTCATTTGTCCGTGCATTCCAACTGTAATTTTGTGAAGTATCAAAGCCGATTGAAGGAAGTTTAGGTTTAGGCGGGGGTAGTATTGCATTTGTAAGCAAACTGCCGGCAACTATAACTCCGACTTTGAATGCAACTGCACTTAAACCACTTAAGCCAATAGCCGGTGCTGCCCAAAATGCCCCTATTGCAATCGCAACCGGCAATACAACCCTCAATACATCCTTTTCAACTTTCGGAACAAATGTTATCTGGTCATTCGGCATCAACCAAGTTTTTGCCGGTTCTTTAACTATCTCACCGTTCAGGATAACATCAGCAGGAACAGGCAGATTGCTTTTAAGTTTTTCAACCGTTTGCTTTTTATATTTTATGGTCTTGACTTTCTTTTTACTGCCATTAAAACGGTTGTATTGTTCTATTATTGTCAGCCTTGCCATCTGTAATACCCTTCTATTCTGTCAGCCCATTTTATATCTTGTATGCTACTAACCGTTACGCCGTTATCCTCAAGTATATGGATAAAGTGAACATTGTCCTCCAGCATAACCCCGATATGACTCACATACGGTCTGACCCGCATAATTGCAACAATACAAAACGGTTCAGGGAAGTTAAGCCTGATAAACCGATTCTTTGCCTTCATTGCAAGGTTATTTATGTTCTTGTAATCGGTCGTAGCTTGACCGTCAAATTCGGGTAGCGTTTTGCCAAGCCTGCTATAGATCACCTTTACCAAGCCGTAGCAATCCAAACCACCTTCAACAGATCTGCCACCTGCCTTATATTTAACGGTCATCAAATCATTTAACTTTACCATCTGAAGTTATATGCCTTTGTATTCATACCCTTGAAAGCACCGAAGCGTTTCTGATTGTTGCGTGCCTCGCAAGCCTCAAGCGTATGATTGCAGGTTGTTTCTCCTGACGGTTCTGCACCTGCATATCTGCAAATCATCCCCCGATATTCCCATTGACAATAAACAGGACTGAATGAATACAACGGAAGCTTGACCTGAACAGGATTAGGAGCTCCAAGTGTCCAAGTAACCCATTGCTCATCAGCATCGCAACCGATGACATCATAAGTGCGTTCAAGCTCTTTATACTTTTCTATATCCTCGCCGGCAGGATTAAGATAGCTTGTGTTGACTACCGTAATAGTAACAACCGCACCAAGACCGCCGTTGTATTCCTCAACTTTCTGTTGCATCAATCTGTCCACATTAACAATGCTTAGCTGCAATGAAGATAGCTTGCCCTTTGAATTGCTTTTTACCGTATCAAGTTTGAATGACGAAGCGGTATATACATGCCCCTCAAATGTTATGTCCTCATTATTGTTTGCAAGATAAAGAATGTCTTGCGATATATTAGAAGGGAAGACTACCTTTAGCAATATCAGCCAAGCCGAAGATGTAAATAGCTTGTTTTTCTCAATGATTAAGCTAAGAGGCAGGTTTTTCATCAGACTTCCTCAATGTCAAATTCAGCCGTCCAATACAGACTTGCTTTTGCATAATGAATAGGTGCAAGAAATCTAACTGTTTTCTGCGTGCTTGTGGCTGGTTCAGTCCAATAGAAAGCGTCCGTTCCTACCTTGACATTGTTCTCAAATGTTTCAAGCGTGCTTTTATCTGTATCGGTAATGTAGCGATAAACAACATGCCACTTATTGACAAGCCGTGTGAATTTAGCCCTTGTAACAACATAACCGGACTGAAATTCATTGCGTAGGGTCGGATCGTGTGCTATCTGTTGAGCATAACCGTTTATAGAAGGCGGAGCCGATAGCGTTGGAAAGGTTAACATTAAACTGCACCTCCCTTAATAAGGTGATAAATAGCACCGTAGTTCTGTGCGTTTTTCAGGATTACATTAACAATATATTGTTCACCGTCAAACTCAACTTGACCCTGCTCACCCTTAACCGGTTGTCCTGTCTGATTGTTTATATTCACCTGAATTTTAGTTCCCATACCCTTTACAGGTATTGACTTCCCATCTGGAAGCGGTACCACTGCTTCATTGTATTTGCCCTCGCCTACCAAACCTAATGTTGGTGATGTTACAATACCGCCATCTGCAAATGCTTTAAATCCGCCCTTTAATATGCCACCGTTTGCTTTAGGTATAATTCCTAATGTCGTTGATAGTGATTTGCCAAGAATACCAACAACCAATTGTTTAGCTAAAACCTGTGATATAACCTGTTCTACACTTGCGGCAAAACTTCTGAAATAATCCAGTAAAGAATGCAATTTTCCCTGCATAGCATCAAAGAAAAATGACTGAAACGAT